CTCCATTTACTCAAGCATGTTTTGTGCCTAAACAAGATGGTTATTTTATAGGAAAGGATGTTGATACTTTAGCTCCACCTGAATATGCAACTGGAACAGGTGTTTCTAAAACTTTAATTGGAGATGAAGGTAATGCGTACGCAAGTACAATAGTTGAGTTTTTTGAAAATAAAATACAAGATATAGAGTTATATATTCCTTGTGCTATAGTTGATAAAGATCAAATATTATTTGAACAACTACAAGAACAACTTAAAGTTAAAGCAATTGAAATAATATATAAAGAATCAGAAAGTACTACAGCTTATGTATTAGACACGGTAGAAGCTGAAGATTTCAACTCTGTTGCTTCTTCGTTTTATCAATATAACTATCAATCTAGAAAACCTTGGAAAACTTTAAGAGAAAGAGACTTAATACGAGTATATGACAAAGTTCCTATTAGAGCTTTAGCTCAAGAATCTTCAGGCAATAGAATTATATACGGAAATTATATTGACAAACACACATCTCCTAAAAATTTAACATATACAGTAGGAATTGATCAAAAAATAGAAGTTCCAAGTCTTGGTGATCCAGGTTTTGGTGATCCAGATTTTTATGTAAGAAAAGAATATCAAAACCACACTCTCAAACAAAATAGAACTTATCAAGTTGGAGTTGTTTTATCAGATAGATACGGAAGACAGTCAGATGTTATTTTATCTGATGTTTTTGATGAAGTTATTGGAGGTTACGGATCTACTATTTACCATCCGTATAGAGATATTCAATCTACTTTAATTGATAACACAAACACTTGGCCTGGCGATCAAATAAACATAACGTGGTATGATGTAATTCCTGATGTTATAAATCAAGAAGGATATCCTGGTTTGTATTCTAACAACAATGGTAAATTACAAGCTTTAATACCAGGGACTAGTTCTCTTTGGGCTCCAGGTTGTCTTTATTGTTGGACCGCAACAGGTGCGGTTAGTGGTGCTACTGCAACTTTTACCGCACAAGTGACACTTGCAGGAGAAATAGATTCTTCCACTATAATAATAACGTCTTCTACTACAGGGTGGCAAGAAAATGAACCTGTTATTATTGGAGATACTTGTGGTTGTCCAGTAGGTATATATAGTGATTGGACAGCTTCTGCATCAATCAATCAAAATACTTTAGGTTGGTATTCTTGGAAAATAGTTGTTAAACAAACTGAACAAGATTATTACAATTGTTACTTACCTGGAATACTAGCTGGATACCCGTTAGATATTAAAGGAATAGCTAAGAGTGGTACTACTGAAGCAGTTGATGAGATTTCTTTTCCTAAAGGAGATGATAGTAAAATATCTCATGTAGTTTTAATAAATGATAATATAAATAAGATACCTAGAGATTTAAATCAACCAGGACCTACTCAACAGGTTTTTGGAAGTAGTGTACAATTATTTGGAAGAGTTGAAAACTATAAATATTTAGACGCGGCATATATGACATACAATCGACAGTTTGATCCAGGAGTTAATTCTGATACTGTTGTAACTATCGGAACGTTGTCAGAACTAGGATTAGGTAAATTAGTTCAAGCAGGCACAGATAATCAATTACTCAATCCTGAGGGATACCCTACGGTCGAAAGTTTACTAGTTCCTATAAACTTTTTTAATGGAGAACAAGATCCATTAGTTGCTAGAATATCTACCACAAAAGAAATAGGTTGGCCGAATACTGACAGTGGAAGTACTCCAGGAATGATGCCTTATTTATCTATTTATGAAACTAAACCTATAACTTCTAATTTAGATATATACTGGGAAACTTCTACAAGTGGATTAATAAAAGACTTAAATTATAGTATTATAAATGAAGATAACACTATACCCATTGGTATAACTGAACCTAGTATAGATTTAGTGGAAAGTCAAGCACCTGATACTATATGTTCAGCAGAATTTACCGCAGTAGCAGCTAATGGAACAGAATTGGATGCTCCAGCTCTTCAAACCACAGTTGAATTAGCTAGCGTTGTTAATGGATACGGAGTTGATATTAAATATAAATTTCAATTAGATCTAGTTGGTCCAGGTAATATATATCAACTAAAAACAGCATTTGATCCTGATGGATATTTTACATCATGGAAAGATGAAGTTAAAAGAACTTTAACTTTTACTTTTAAAATTTTAAGACCAGGTGTACCTGGATTAGCACCACCTGTAAACTTCGATGTAAATTATACGGCAAAAATAGGTAACGCAGCACCTAATCAAGTTGGTATGTATGACAGCGGACTTATACCTGGGTCTAATAATGCTAGAGAAGATATAAAGCAAGCGGGTTATGAAGTAGGTGGTCAATATGGAGGTGTTCAAACAAGACCTCCAATGATAGTAGTACCAGAAACAGATTGTGGAACTATTAGCTCAGGTGGTAGTAATAATTATTTTGCAGCAGCAAGTGGAACAACACCTGCTACCTCTCAACAATTGATTGGTTGGTATGAGCAAGCTACTAATTTATCTAATAGTCCACCAGTGCGAAATGGAGATTACATAATAGGTTGTCAAGATCCAACAGCAGCAGTTACTAATGTTTGGGACGGTGTGTTTAAATCGTGGAATGGTGCTTATAGTTCTGATCCTGCAACTCCTTTTCCTGTTAATCCAGATAGAGGTTCTGAAATAGTATACAGTGTAGCTAGAGCTTACCAAGTAAGTTGTTATTTCAGTAATAATAACTTATTAATGTATGAATTTGCATTTTCTAAAAAGAATGGTGTAGGAGAACCTTGGGCTTTAAATATTGAAAACCCATTGTTTAATCTAAGCTTACCTTGTAGTGGAGGTTTTTGTGAATTTGATGGTTTTATAAGTCCAGCTCCCAATGGTCCTGTTTATGCCGAAGGACCTAGTGCTATTAGTTGTGACCCAGCAGATTTTACAGGAGCGTGTCAAGGAGAAGATGAAGTAGGACAAAGATATAATTTAGGTAATCATTATTGGGTGGATTTAGAAGCTGCTAAAGCAGTCAATGCTTCTATAATGGACTTAAAAACACCTTTTACAGCTGGTTCTCACCCAATGGATAATCCAACTGATGTAGCAGGTTTTTGGTATGTTGAAAGATTACAATACAACACAGTTCAAGGTAAGTTTTATATAGAATTAGGCCAAGCAAATGTTTTTATTCCTAATCAATACGCTGGATTTATTGCTGAAACTAGTTTACCTCCAAGTCCGTATCAACCTCAAGAAGGTAGACTTAGAATAGGACAACAAGGTTTAGGAAATACAGGAGATTACATTTTACCCGCTACTGCAGATACAAGTATGCCAACTACTCTTCCTCCTGGAAGATACATTGTAACAATGAGAGCTACAGATAGGTCTACATTAGGTCCTAATGGAGCTGGTTTGTATTTTGAATGGGATGTGCCAGTTATAGTACCAGGTCCATTCGTAGTTGCAGCTAGTGCACCATTTCCATTTAATGGTTAAAGGAAAATAAAATAAATATAAGTGATTATTAAATTATGGCTTTTTCAATTAGTGTAAAATACTTCAATTCCTTTTGGATGAAGAAAGTTGTTCCTAAAGCTGTTGGAGATCTCTCACCAGCTGGAGATCCCGCAACTGTAAATATTCAGTGGCCTAATAGTGGTAATACTTTTCCACTATCTTTATGGCCTGGATTGTCTTGGAACCCTACTGATTATCCTACTTTTCCTTGGGGTGGAGCTGTTGTTAATGAAGAGATAAATAGTACTATAGGAGAACAAAGACAATGGTTTATTGAAGAGGCAAGAATAAGAGGTGGATTTAACAATACAATGGTTGATTTAGGAGTTAAAGCTTATGTAGCCGAAGAAGAGGAAGCAAAACAACAGCATAGATTTGCGTCATTAATTTATTCTGGTATATTTAATTCTCGAACTGGTATAAATGATACAAACATGTTTTCTGTTGGAGAAGAAATAACTAAGTCAGTTAATCCTATAGCCGGATCTATACAAAAACTTTTTGCAGAGAATACTAATCTTAATATTTGGCAAGAAAATAAAGTTAGTAAAGCATTAATTGATAAAGATGCAATCTACTCTGCAGAAGGAAATCCTGTTCAAACTAATTCTAATGTAGTAATTGGACAAATAGTTCCTTACTTAGGTGAATATGGAATTAGTAAAAACCCAGAAAGTTTTGGAACTTTTGGTTACCAAAAATATTTTGCAGATCAAAACAGAGGTGTTATATGTAGATTATCCAGAGATGGTATAACAGAAATTTCTGAATATGGAATGAGAGATTATTTTAGAGACGCGTTAAGTGTTATAAATAATGATTCTTCTGAAGCAGTTTTATCTTATGAATTAATTGCACCTGCACCTGGAAGCACAGTTACTAAACCGTTAAATTCAATGACATTAGACGCAGGAGATTGTGGTTGTTGTAGTATAGAACCAGGTATGTTATTATGGTTTTTTGATCCAGTTCAAAATGATTGGATAGATACAGGCTTGTATGTAGTAGATACTCGTGGAGAAAGTTGTCAAACCACATTTTCAGGTTTCTTTTCGTACACGGAATACAATCAACCATCTTGGCCTCAATTTATTAAATTACAAAGATATATTGATGATAAAATAGTGGGTGGTTATGATATTCACAATAGATGTTATACTATTTCTTTACAACCTACTATTGTTCAAAGTGAATGTGTTAGCACTGCAGGTTATTCTACTTTGAACTTTGATGAAAGTATTAATGGATGGGTAAGTTTTTATGATTATAAACCTGTTATGATGTGTAGTTTAAAAAATGATTTCTATTCATCTAATGGTTTTAAATTATGGAAACACTATGCAACAAATGTAACTGATACTACTAGAGGAGTATTTTATGATCAAGAATATAAACCAGCACAAATAAGATTTATATTTAATTCTAATGTATCTATGGTTAAATCTTTTCAAACTATAAATTATGAAGGAAGTAATGGTTGGGAAGTAACTAGATATTACAGTGATCCTACAGAATTTGATCAAGATCCATTCCCTATTACTCCACCAACAAACCCATTGACTTTTACTCCACATTGGAAATCATCTGAAGATAACGCAGCAGAAATAGCAAGTTATGAAAATGGAGTATATGTAGGTGCTGATGGAATTACTTATAGATCTGGTTTTACTAGAAAAGAAAATAGATATGTAGCTAACTTAGTTAGCGCAACCTTACCACAAGCTGGAGAAGTTATTTTTTGGGACGGAGACGCTAATATAGCCGCTCCAACTACAGGTATAAAAGGTTATTATGTAACAGTAGATATGCAAACAGACAATGTAACCAACGTTGGTGGATTAAAAGAATTATTCTCAGTTGGTTCTAACTTTGTTATGTCGTCAATATAAATTAAATGGAATTAAATATACGTAGACTTACAGAAAATGATTGGTCGTTTTTACCCGTTTGGTGGGAACAATGGCCAAAATGGAAAACTCCTTCAAGAGATGCATTGCCAGATAATGGATTAGGAGGATTGATTGTGGAAAAAGAAGGTAAACCAATAATAGCTGGCTTTATATATACAACAAATTCTAAAGGAGTTTGGTTTGAGTGGTTAATATCTGATCCTCAGTATAGAGATAATGACAGACAAGAAGCGTTAGAACTGCTTATTAAGGGAGCAGAAAATGTGTGTAAATCTCAAGGATATAAATACATATTATTTATTGGTAGACATAGCAATTTAATAAATACATTTAAAAGTTTAGGATGGAGTGCAGATGAATCTCCTTCTTATGAGTTAATAAAAATAATAAATTAATAATTATGGCAGTAGCAACAGGAGTAGCAATCGCAGGTTTAGTTGTGGGTGTTGGAGCAGGTGTGGCTGGAAAAGTAGATGCAAATAACAAACTTAAAGCAGCAGAAGGAGAAAGAGAATCGCTTGAAGGAGCACTAGCAGATCAAAGAGCTAGTATGCAAGCTATTAATAATCCTTATGCAGGAATATCTAATCAATATGCTAATATAGGTGTAGCTACTAAAGCATCTAAATTTCAAGCTGAAGAAACTGATAAAGCTTTATCAAATACTTTAGATACTCTTAGAGCAACCGGTGCAGGGGCTGGAGGAGCAACTGCTTTAGCTATGGCGGCTCTTAAAAGCAAACAAGGAATATCAGCTAATTTAGAACAACAAGAAGTAGCTAATCAAAAACTTAAAGCTCAGGGAGCTATGGAAGTTAGTAAATTAATGGCAGAAGGAAAGAAATTTATGTTCCAAGCTCAAGAAGAAAGAGATATGATGGATTTAGATAGAACAGCTGCTATGATAGATCAAGAAAGAGCTAACGAAACCGCAGCAGCTCAAGCAGAGCAAGCAGCTTATGGTCAAATAGGTAGTGGAGCTATAAGTGGTTTTACTAACATTTTAGGTACACTTTAGATTAATAAAATGAGTTATAGAAATCCAACAATTATACAAGATGCTCAAGGTTCATTAGCAAGGACTAAAGCTACTCAAGGTTTACAAAATACTATTAATAGTCAATTTAAAACTTATAGTGACAGACTTACTAAAGAATTTGAAGCAGACAAAAAAAAGCAATTATCCGAAGCAAAGAAAAAAGCGAAAATAACCGAAGCAAATCAAACTGCTAAAAATAAAGCACAAGATAAATTAAATAAATTACTCACAGAATCAGGATTAAACGATGCTAGTGTTCCTTCTTCTACTGAAGCAGTTATTAAACAGTTAAAAGAAATTTATTATGAGTGCTCAATTAGTGATAGCGATGAGTGTTCTAGAAAAATGTCTGTTATAGAACAACTTCCAAATCAAATAGCACAAGGTATGGAAGTTCAAGGATCTCTTACTAACACTTTTAATGAGATGAACAAGATAGCTCCTGGAGAACCAAATTCATTAGATACTGATAGAGTAAGTACTACTAACTATGCATTTGGAGAAGAGTTTGCTAATAATGGAGGAAGAAATGTTAAATGTAATTTTGACCCTGAAACATTAGAAATATACTGGACATTAGATGAACAAGTAGAGCTTCAAGATAATAGAGCAGTACCTATACGTGGAGCGCAAGATCCTACAACAGGAAAATATTTAGGAGGGAAACAATATAGAATAAATAACGCAGAGTTAATTAAAAGTCAACTAGATCCTAACAATAAAGTACCTTTTTTTCCTGTAAATGGAGATTCAGCACCTATAATAAATATAATGCATGATGGTGACAAGGAACAAGGTATTCCTGGTCTTAGTGAAGGTTTAAAAGATAACGTTTTAACTATTACTAAAAAGAATGATAAAGGCGAAACTATTACTGAAAAGATTGATGGAAATACAGATCCTGAAGCCGTTAATGATATTCTTAGAAAAAGAGTTAATCAATATTCTTTTGAAGGTACATTAAACTCTAGTAATGCTGCTAACTTATGGGGAGGTTCTTTACGTAAAAACTTAAATGAAGTTAAAAGAATAAAAGATAAAAACCCCACGAAACCAGAAGATCTAAATAGCACAGAAAGAAAATTAATGGAAACTTGGTATGGGCCTAATTGGTTTGAAGAAGGTGGTATGGAGGATGCAGATGATCCAATGGTTCAATATGAAAACAATGGATCAGCGGCTTTTGGACGATGGATTGGTGGTGATCAAAGTGCTGGAGCTAAAGATAATGATATAGTAAAACTTCAACGTCAAATAATGAGTAATGGTTTGATACTTGACTATGAGAAAAAGTATTTATTAGACACTCCTGATCAAGTAGAAACTAAAGATGATGGAACTACAGAAATAAATATAGAAACAAAACCTGGTACAGATAATTTAAGTGGAACTAGTGTGCCAGATGAACAAATAAACATTGAAGGTAAGAGCGAAAATTTAAGCTTCAACACAATGAACGCGGGTGGAATGACAAGTTTTGCTGATGATAAAATAGTGTTATATGATAGCAATAATGTTAATGAATTACAAGGTCCTGCGGAAAACGTACCTGGATTAAACTTTATGGTTGGTATAGAAAATACAGTAGGTTGCATGAGTAATGGAAAAGCTGTACCTTGTTCTGGTTATGGAGAAAACAAAGATCAAGTAAAAGCTACTATAAATAAAATAAATAAAGAAAATTTAGGTAAAGGAGAATATACTGACGCAAAAGGAAGAAAAAAGAAAGCTTTAAACAACCCTGAAATGTGGGGTGATACTTGGGATGGATTACCTGAGGAATTTAAAACAAGTGTATTGCAGTATAACTTTAACAGTTCTTGGGATCCTAGAGTTGTTACTATGCTAGCCAGTGGAGCTATAGATATTGACGATAGAGGTTCTTACCATCGTGATCCTAAAAAACTTCAGGAGAAATGGGATGAAGTTAAAGAGAATATAGATTACACTAGTTTAGATGGTAATTTACTTAGATCAGAGATGGTTGATGTTTATAAACACACTTGGGATGGCGATGAAAAATGGAAATATTCTCAAACAACAGAACCAGCAGAGCCAGCTAAAAATGCTACTAAAGAAGAAAAAGATAAATATAATACAGCTAAAGCAAATTACGATAAGTATTATGCTAAAGCAGAACCTGTTATAAAAGAGTTAAATGAAATAGCAACAAAATTCAAAGCTGAAAAAGATCCACAAAAGAGAGAAGCATTAGCAGATCTTTACTATACAGTATCGACTAAAAATAATTTTAATTCTGCAGATCAAACGTTCTTACCCGACAATTATCCTTCTTATGAAGCTAGGATGGATATGGTAAATTCAAGATATAATCAATTACAAACTAAATGAGTTTAGAACTTATACAAGTTGAAGAGTTAAATGGTAAAACAGCTCTAACACAGCCAACAAAAGTTGAGGATAAAGTTACTGCGAAAAATATGAAAGCTTGTTATGATGATCAAGGTAGGGAAATTGATTGTGATACTAAAGAAGTATTAGAGCAAGATATTACAAAAGGTCCTGCTAAGGTTAATAAAGATGATAAAAAAGTTGAACCATTAAAGTTAATTTCATTAGAAGAAGAATCAGAAGAAATAGTACGAGAAGGTGAAGATAAAGATACAGAAGTAAAGTTTGAAGCTAAATCTCAGTTAGATTACGTTACTGGTAAAAGAGATGAAAAAGTAAAAGAGTTAATAACTACAGCATCGGAAGGTATCCAAGCGTATACTAAAGACAGAATAAAAAAAAGGGATTTAAATGATATAGCTGCTTTATATGAAGATGAAAATTTAGGAAGATATATTGCGAATGTAGGTAGAGACTTTTTTATGACTAAAGGAGTTGACGAAAAGTTGACAAAAGAAGATTTAATAAAGAAAGTTGAAAGATATATGTTGTTAGATAAAGATGTAGAAGGTGCTATGTCTTCAACTGGAAAACCTTGGAAACCTAGTTTATTAAACCAACGTGGATTATTTGATGCTTATATACCTATAGATGAAGCTCCAATAGAACTAGAAGATGATTTAACAAGAATTATAGATAAAAAGATAGAGCAAGAAGGTTTTAATGAGAAAGCAGCTATTAAAGCATATGGAAATAAAGTGGATCCATTAACAATGGAAGTTTTAACAAGTGAAGAAATTGCAGCTGGAGCAGATTATATTTATGAAAACGTAATTGGATGGGATGTTTTTGAAAATAAATATACAAGAACTAAACCTGGTGGTTACGAAAGTGGATCTACTATTAACCCGGTAACTGGACAAGACTATATAAATCCTCAAGCTCCTAAGCAGTATGATGAAATACGTAGTCCT